AGCGGTTGCGGTAGGGGGCGCCGTCATAGAAGCCCTCTTGTTGCACATACTGCTCGCCCACCAGGATCGGTCCTCCGCAGTAGATGCAGCGGTGTTCCTTCTTGGCCTTCGGGTGTGTCGGTGTTCCGTGGTGGTCGGCCATCATCTCGCTCCGGTTGCGCAGGGCCTAACCCTGCGTGCGAGCCGACGCCTGACGGCGCGGCTTACCTCGGGCGCTATGCCCGCGACTCTGCCTCTTTCGCCGCGTCGATCAGCGCCTGCCCGATCAATATCGCCATCTCTTTCGGAACCGTGAACCGAACGTCTCCGAAGTACTCCTTGCTGCCAGCGTCCGGTGTTCGCAGTTGCACGCAATCTAATCCATCGCTGTCAGGGGCAATCTCAAAACAAACCCCGTGTTTGTTGTCGTAAACCCGGCGGCTAAGTTCCACGCTGTAACCCATTACGTTCTCCTCTTGTGATTCAACCCGACATAACCACGCGATGCAGCGGACGCCGGGGAACTGCCCGGCTCAGTCGCAGCGCCATGGCCGGCGCCACCAAGGCTGCCGAGCGCGGCGCGCTTCCAGCATCGCCTTGGTCTCTTCTTCCAGCGCCTTAGCCGCCGTGCCCAACGCTTGCAGAGCCGCCGCTGCATGGGCCATCGACGTGCCAAACGCTTGCACCATGCGCGTGCCGTCCGGCATCGCCTGCAAGTGGCGCTCGGCCACCTCGGCACCAGCGCCTAACCCTGCGTGCGAGCCGACCTCGCGCGGCGTTGCTTCTGTAGTCATCAAACCTCCTTGCCGCGCGTGGTGGCTCCACTTTGTCGGTTAGGCCACCAAATACGCGCGGTCGCCCAGCACATGCACGCTTTCGCTGCCGTCGTACTCATCCACCTCGAAAGCCTTACCCTTCTCAATCCACATCACCGTCAGATTGTCGGCGCCCCCAATGCAGAGGTCGGGGAACATTGTCACAGCGGCAGCCACGGCGCCCGCCTTGTCTCCGGCCACAAACGGGCCGACGATGCGCGCATCCATGCACAGGGCCTCTTTCTGGTCGTCGTCAGCCCAGGTGCTCCAGCCGGCGCCAAAGCCCGGCGAGTACAGCACCGCAATGCGGCCGTCTTTTTCAATCTTTTTCATCACTTCCTCGCTTCGGTTAAATGTGGCCTAACACTGCGCTGCACCGGACTACTTGTCCACGCCGCTAGCCAAGCGTTCTTTGACCTCCCGCTGCAAGCGCAACACACGTGTCTGCAGCATGCGCTCCATCGCGTCGTAATACTCGCGCGTCGCAGCACAATTCGCGCGATCGACCAACGCCTGGTGCAACTGCTGTTGCAACACGTCCAAGTCGTTTCGCGGAATGCCAATCATCTTGCGCAATGCTTCAATCATCTCAATCTCCGTTCAAAGTTGTTGGACCTAGCACTGGCCCCGGTCACACCAAATCGCAACTATCGCAGACTTAAAGCCGTGGACGATGACATGCTCGACCACGATCACCAGCGCGATGCCTACAAGAACGCCGTAGAACACCCGCCCACCTCTGATCTTGACATCGCGCTGCTTCTTCATTTTTTCGTCTCCTTGTCGATCTGCTCCGGCTAAATACAGCCTAACCCTTCGCTTAATCCGACCCTTCGGGCCGCTGGGCCACGCTGCTTGCGCTCGGCCGCGGTCTTAGCGGTTGCCACGTTGCGCCCGCTCCTTGACCTTCCATTGCAGCGTTTCCAGTTTGCCGGCCAGTGTTTCCAACTGCTTTAGCAGCGCGGCCGGCACGCGCTCGTCTTCGGCGGCGCGGATGGCGTCAATCAGTTCGCTCTTGGCGCGCTGCATTAGGTCTTGTGTGCGGTTCATCTGCTTCTCCTAGCGGCAATACACTCGGGTCTTTGGCAGCGATAACCGCAAGAATAAACGTCGCTCATTTCCCTAACTTTTTAAGCCTGTTGCTTCCACTCCAACAAATCACGCTGCGTGTCTCCAACTCCATGAACGCCAGCGCGTCTTTTTGCTTGCACTTGTCTGCCTCGCGCTTTTCGGCCTGCGCCTGCAGCGCGAGCGCTTTTGCTCCGATTTGGATGCCTGCGTAGACACCACCTACGGCGGCTATAGCCATGCACACTAGGACGATCAGCAGACGGCGACCGATGCGTGTCGAGGCTTGCTGCACACGGATATGTCTCACGTCGTTGATCGCGCTCATTTCGCTTCCCTCGTCACGTACTTGGCCGCCGCGTTCCACGCCGCATGCCCGTTGATTGCAACCAGGATCGCAAGACCGGTCAGCGAGAGCCACGCGCTCGCCGCGAAGATCATCACACCTTCGAGCAGGATCGTGAAGCCCCACGCCTTGACCTTGTGCTTGCACCAACGCTCTGCCCACTCGGCCAGGGTCGGCGCGGAGAACACCAGTCCTGCGGCGATCAGCGGCCACATCCACGGGTTGCTTGCCGTCTCGCTGTGCGCCAGGACGTAACTCGCCACCGGCAGAAAGGCCGCTGCAATCGCGGCGATCACTTGGCCGACCGTGCGGACCTCGGTCTTGGTGAGTTTGATCGGCTTGCGTTTGGGTTTCATGTCATCTCTTTCAACGTGTGCAGCAACAAGCGCCCCGCCTTGCCGTGCTCGGCCACAACCTGCGCGCCGTTGAGTTTCAAGAATGCCCGCGAGCCGTCAGTCACGACGTAACTGTGCGTCTTCTCGTGCAGCGTCACAGCGACGCGCTCGCCGACGGCTTCCTGGATGGTGCCGGTGAAGGTCTTGCTCATCTGCTCTCTCGCTCTCCTGTTGTTGGCGTCGTTCAATCAACGACGGAACACAATTTAGCAATTGCAAAGTGCCGCGTCTAGCCTCGGCGCATACCGCGTAAGCGGTATTTGCCAAATTCCGTTTTGCACCTGCATAATGCGCCCTGTCGGTTGCCGACAAACCCCAACAACGAGGAATCCTCATGTCTGTTCAAGTAACTTTCACGTTCCCGAGCGCGGCCGATGCCGCTGCTTTCTTGACGAAGCACAACGCTCCTGCGCCGGCCACTGCTGCCGAAGCTGCCGATCGCTTGTTTGGTCAGCATAACAAGCCAGCCGTCGTTGACGCCGCCACTGCTCCTGCGCCGGCCGCTACTGCTCCTGCGCCGGCCGCACGTGCTCCTGCGCCGGCCGCCCCCGAGCGTACCTTCGACTACGACAAAGACGTGCTGCCGGCGCTGGTAGCGCTGTCAACGGTCATGGACCGCTCGAACTTTGCCGGCACTCTGGCCCGCTACGGCTGCAGCAAGGTGCCGGAACTCAAGGCCAAGCCCGAGGCGTGGAAAGAGATCACCGAGTACGCTGAGGAATTCGTGAAGAACGCAGGCAAGTCGGCCTAACCATGCCTCTATTCGTCGTGAGCGTGCCCGTGATGGGAATTGCCAAGATCAAGATCGAAGCGCGGAGCATCGAAGGTGCTCTTGCAAAGCTCCCTGAACGGCTCGCTTGCGACGAGGCAATCGACTTCGGCGCTCTCGGCAAGATTGATAGCGTCAAAGTGGATTACACATCGGCTGTTGCTGAGATGGTGCAATGACAATCGCCTCGCAAACCACAATCAAACTGCACGCGCGCATGTCTGCTTCGGGCAGCGCTCGCTGGACTTCGTGCCATGGCTCTCTGCGCGAGGAAGACGGCAAGCCAGATCAACGCAATGCTGCTGCCGAGTGGGGCACGGTTGCTCACGATCTGGCCGAAGGCACTTTGCGCCATGGTGACTGGTATCTGGAAACCAGGCTCGGCGCACGCGGCGTTGTGCGTGACGACGGCACCGTCTACTACGTGCCGGCCAACAAGGCAGAAGGCCACGCGATCGACGACGAGATGGCCGATTGCGTCGAGTCATACGTCAACCTCGTGCGCGGCCTTGCGCTCGGCGGCACGCTGCTGATCGAAGAACGACTCAGCATCGAGCACATCACGGGTGAGACTGGCGCGAAGGGTACGTGCGACGCGGGCATTCTGTTCTTCAAGCAAAATGAAATCTGCATCGTTGACCTCAAGGGCGGCTTTTTCAAGGTCTACGCCAAGGAGTTGCAGGCTGACGGCACGTTCAAGCCGAACACTCAGCTTGTGATGTACGCGAGCGCGCTCCTTGAGCAATACCGCGATTTCTGCGATTGGGAGCGCGTGCGGATCATCGTGTGTCAACCGCGGCTAAAGCACGTCGATGAGCACGTCATGCCGATCGCAGAGTTTGAGCAATGGGTGCAGTGGTTGCGCGAGCGCGCCGAAGCCACCAAGGCACCCGACGCCCCACTGGTCCCGAGCGAGAAAGCGTGCCAGTTCTGCAAGGCATTTCCGTGCAGCGCTGCCAAAGACGCCGTGCTCAAAGCGGCCCTTGATGACTTTGACACCGCCGCTCGTGTTCCGCCGAACGACCTATCCGAACTCGCTCGGCTCAAGAAACTGATCCCGCTCATCGAACAGTTTGTCCAGTGGATCAACACTCGCGTGCGCAACGAGTTGCAGTCCGGGAACAAAGTGCCCGGTTACAAACTCGTGCAAGGCGACCAGGGTGATCGCAAGTGGACGGATCAGATGCGCGTGGTGGCTTGCTTGCAAGTCGATGGCGTCGATCCCGAGGATTATCAGACTCGCAACCTAAAGAGCCCTGCGCAGATCGAGAAGCTGGCTCGACCGAAGACTCGCAAACTCTCAAAAGAGACGTGGGAGCGACTACAGAATTTCATCATTCGTGAGGAAGGCTCGCCGAAAGTCGTGCCCGATTCCGATTCTCGGCCCGCGATGGGCGTCAACCATGCTGACGACTTTCAAGATGAGAGCGTTGGCGATTTGTTTCAGGAGTAATCCCGATGTCCACGAAAGTTGTACTCAACGGCGTCCGACTCGCGTTCGCCTCGATTTGGGAGCCCAAGCAGTTCAACGGGACAGGTGAAACGGCGTGCAGCGCCGCGTTCATCATCGACCCGAAGACGCAGCCGGCTGAGATTAGCAAAGTTGTCGAGGCGATCAAGGCCGTAGCCGCAGAGAAGTGGGGCGCCAAGGCCAATGACATGCTCACGATGCTCAAGGCCAAGGGTGATCTGTGCCTGCAAGACGGCGCCACGAAGGCGACCTACGATGGCTTCGCCGGGAATATGTTTGTTTCCGCGCGCAACAAGGCTCGCCCCGTGGTCGTTGACAAAGACAAGTCTCCGCTTACGCAGTCGGACGGCAAACCCTACAGCGGTTGCTACGTTAATGTGTCAATTGAGATTTGGGCGCAGGACAACGGCTACGGCAAGCGCATTAACGCCAAACTGATCGCTATCCAGTTCGCCAAGGACGGCCAAGCGTTCAGCGGCGGCGAGGGCTACACCGACAGCGACTTCGGTGTGGTGGACGACGGCGACGCATCGACTGCCGCCAGTACCGATTCGTTCTTCTGATTGACTTCAACCGAAAGGAACTATCATGGAACTCAGCAAAATTCGTCCGGGCCAGAACTACAACTACGTCACGATCCACGGCAACAAAGGTCGCGGCAAGGTGATCGGCATTGTTGACGGTCAGCGCGGCTCGTTTGTGCAGATCGCCGACAAGGAGACTGGTAAGCAGATCAAAGTGCGCCCGTCGCAACTGTCGCGCTAAGGAACAGTAATGACCTACACCGTTGAAAAGGGTGTGCCGCTGCCGCAACCGAAAGGTCGCGGCATCTCCCGCGATGCTCACTACCCCTTCAAGCAAATGGCGCATGGCGACTCGTTTGCCATTTCTGTGCCAGCGGATGCGACCAAGGATCAGATCGCCAAGATCGTGAGCAACGTGCGCAGCGCGGCCGGCACCTGGCGCTACCGCAACGACCCCGAGAACAAGTGCGGGTTTGCGGTGCGGGCAGTGACACATCCCGACAGCGGTAAAGCCTATGAAGTCCGCGTTTGGAAGACGGCGTACAACCCGCCGCCAGCGCGCAGCGCCAAGCGTGTCGGCTCCAACAACGACGATATGTTCTCGGCCTGATCTCGGTTGTCTCCCTCGAAGTTCCCCCGGCTTCGGCCGGGGTCTTTTTGAACAGGGCTTGTTGAGCGAGCCCTTCTCAAAATGACCAAGCCCCTCGTCGCCTTTGACATCGAAGTGTTCCGCGACTATTTCCTCGCCAAGTTCACGCGCGTGGATAACGGCGCGGTGCGCGAGTTTGAGATGTTTGACGGCCAGCCGCTCGACCGGCGCAACCTGCTGGACACAATGCGGCGCTCGACGTTGATCGGCTTCAACTCGCGCAACTTCGACGCGCCGCTCATCGGTTACGCGCTCCGCGGCGCGTCGTGCGAGGAAATCAAAGCTGCGGCCGAGTACATCATCGGCGCTCGGGTCCAAGGGTGGATGTTTGAGCGTGAGCGCGCCTGCGAGATCACAGGGCTCGATCACATCGACCTGATCGAAGTCGCCCCTGGCATCGTCAGCCTGAAAATCTACGGCGGCCGGATGCACGCCAAGAAGATGCAGGACTTGCCCTATCACCACGATGCGCTGATCGAGACTGCCGAGCGCCGCGCTGTGGTGCGCGACTACTGCGGCAACGATCTTGACACGACAATCGCGCTGTTCCGCAAGTTCGAGAAGCAGATCGAGCTTCGCGCGAAAATGAGCCAGGAGTACGGCGTCGATCTTCGCAGCAAGAGTGACGCGCAGATCGCCGAAGCGGTCATCAAGGACAAGGTGAGCCGCCTGATCGGTTACAAGATCAGCAAACCCGAGATCGTGCCGCGATCGTTTAAGTACCGCTTTCCCAACTTCCTTCGCGCCAAGAGCGAGACGTTTGCCGGCGTGCTCAAGATGGTCGCCGACGCCAATTTCGTCGTTGACGCTGGCGGATACGTGAAGATGCCGGAAGCGCTGGCCGAGGCGAAGATCGGAATCGGCCAGGGGGTTTACCGAATGGGCATCGGCGGTCTGCACAGCAGCGAGAAGTCGATCGCGCACGAAGCCAACGATGACGTGATGCTCGTGGACCGTGACGTGGCGTCGTTTTATCCGGCGATCATCATCGAGACTGAGTTGTTCCCAAAACATCTCGGGCGTCACTTTCTTCACGTTTACCGGGACATCCGCGACACACGGATCAGGGCCAAGAACTCCGGGGACAAGGTTACAGCCGACACGCTCAAGATCGTGCTCAATGGCTCGTTCGGGAAATTTGGCAACCCCTACTCGACGCTCTACGCGCCCGACCTGCTGATTCAAACGACCGTCACCGGGCAGCTTGCGTTGCTTATGCTGATCGAACGTATCGAGGCTGCCGGCATTCCGGTCGTCAGCGCAAACACGGACGGCATAGTCATCAAGTGCCCGCGCCGCCGCAGACATGACTTGTTTGACATCATCGCCGGGTGGGAGTTGGAGACGGGCTTTGAGACGGAAGAAACGCCCTACCGCGCGATCTACAGCCGGGACGTAAACAACTACTTCGCACTGAAAGACAAGGGCGGCTTCAAACTCAAGGGCGCCTACGCGCCACCCGAGCCTGTCGCGTCTTCTTGGCCGAGTCCGCACAACCAAATCTGCGTTGATGCCGTATGCGACTACCTTGAATACGGGATACCGCTCGATGTGACCGTCCATGCATGCTCTGACATTCGGCAGTTTGTCACGATTCGCACGGTGAAGGGTGGAGCGATCTACAAGGGCCAGCGGCTCGGCAAGGCAGTGCGGTGGATCGTCTCGACCAAGGGCGATGAGCCGATCCGCTACGAGAGTAACGGCAATAAGGTCGCAGGGACTGACCGTTGTCGGCCGATGATGGAATTGCCTGACCAGATGCCCGATGACATCGACTACGAGTTCTACGTGCGCGAAGCGCGCGACATTCTGAAAGACATCGGTTATGCGAACAACTGAACCCTTCCGCCGCATCGAGCCGGCCAACGACGGTGCCAAGTGCGGTATGTGTGGCAAAAGCGGCCTTGAGTGGGCTCGCATCGGTGCGCGCCGAGTGTTGCTAAACGAGATTGGCACTGAGCACAAGTGCAACCCGGTGATGATGCGCAAGCACTTGGCCGACGACTTTGATGAGGTGGCGTGATGGTTTATCCCGACTGCATGATTGACCTTGAAACGATGAGCACGCGGCCCAATGCCGCGATCGTCGCCATCGGTGCTGTTGCATTCAACTTTGCCACGCTTGAGATCGGCCCAAAGTTCTACACCGTGATCGACCTTCGCTCGGCGCAGGACGTAGGCCTTCACGTCGATGGCGACACCGTGCTGTGGTGGCTGCAGCAAAACGACGCAGCACGTTCACAACTGACGCTCTCACATCGTCAAGATTTGTCGCGCGCACTGACAGCGTTCCGCATGTGGCTACACAGCGAATGCGCGCCGCAGGCGAGTGTTCGTCCTTGGGGCAACGGTGCCGCGTTTGACATCGTGATCTGCGAACAAGCCTTTCGCGCCTGCGGCATAGAGATTCCCTGGCGCTACAGCAACCAGTGTTGTTACCGCACGATCAAGACGCTCTACCCGAATGTCGAGCCCGATGCGCGCGGCGGCACGCATCACAACGCGCTCGATGACGCGCTGTTCCAGGCCGAGCACCTGCTCAAGATTCGCCGCACGTTGAAAGGGAACAAGAAGTGACTCCCGAAGGCTCCGTCAAGCAATACCTGCGCGAGCGCGTCAAAGCGCTTGGCGGCGAGGTTCGTTTCATCAAGTGGCTCGGCCAGCGTAGCGCGCCCGACTGCTTGGTGCTCCTGCCAACGCGCGCTCCGACTTTTGTTGAAACGAAAGCTCCCGGCAAGCGCCCTCGGCCTGCGCAAGTGCGCGAGTTCGCGCGCCTTGAGCGTCTGAATTGCCCTGTCCTCGTCTGTCCGACTAGGGAGTCGATCGACGAGCATTTTCCCCTGCTCTGAAAGGACTAGAACATGGAAATCGACAACGATGTGCTCAACGCCGGTCGAACGCTTCAATCCGTGATGCTTTCGATCTATCGCTCAGAGTTGATTTACCCGAGCGATGTCGCCAAGGCTGCGACTGTGATTGAGCAAGCCTGTCACGGTGCATCTCGCACCGCTGGTTGGTGGAACGATCTGCGCACTGGCGAAGAACTCATCAACCGCCCGCACATTGTTGGCGAGAAACTGATGCTGGTCGTCAGCGAAATTGCCGAAGCGAACGAAGGCGTTGGCAGCACTATGGACGACAAGTTGCCGCATCGGTTGATGACTGAGGTTGAGTTGGCTGACACGGTGATTCGCATCGCCGATCTGACGGGTGCGCTTAGAGTCGATCTTGGTCAAGTCATGGGTGACATATCCAGTTTCGACGAGACGTTTTTGCACCTACTGCGCAAGTTTCAACAAAAGTCGGAGCGGGCGCATCTGATGCAGATCGTGAGCTATGTCGCAAAGGCGATGGAGGGCCACCGAAAGGCTCGCAAGGATGCGCTTTTTATTCACCGACCCGCAATTGCCGTTGAACTGGCTCGGGCGGTATTCATGTGCTTCGACGTATCTGAACGATTTGGACACGACCTTGCATCGGCCATTGCCGAGAAACTGGCGTTCAACGCCACTCGTCCAGACCACAAGAAGGACGCGCGCCTGGCCGAAGGCGGCAAAGCGTACTGATTACATTCACCACTGAAAGGTATCACTGTCATGGCAAACTTAAACATTGTTCAAATTCAAACGGCGCTCGGCATTCCGGTCACGGCGACCTTCATTACTGACGTTCTCAAAGTGCCTGTCGCTGGCAACGAGAAGCGTGCGGTGTGGTGGGAGATCGGTCAGTACGAGGCGATCGTCGATGCGCTCATCGCGCACATCGAGAAGGCGCGCAGCGTCAACGTCGCAGCGATCGACGGCAAGCGTCTTGGCAAGGCTGAGAAGGCATCTGCGCCCGCACCGGCACCGGCACCGGCACCGGCACCGGCACCGGCACCGTCTGCAGGCCAGGGTGCCGACGATCTTTTCGGCGAAGGTGGCGATGACGATTTGTTTGCCGAAAACAACGACGACCTTTTCGCATAAGGAGCGCGGCCATGGAAACATCAATGCTTGAGCGCGTGTTTCAGCGCTTTGATCTCTATCTCGATCATCACCCTTCATCCGGTGTCGATTGGGCTTTGAAAGAGTTGCTGCAACTCAGCATCGACTACTTGCCTGAGTTCACGAGTCTGGATGAGTTTCGTGACTTGATTGAAGCGCAACCTCCCACGCCAAACCGCCACGTCAACGAAGCTCTTTGGTATCTGCTTGCTGAGTCATCGCTGTTCAGCCTCGCCTGCGCGAACGTGCTCAACGAGCCCGACGAACTGGCCGAGCCGCAAGACAGCAGCGATTTGTTCTTCGGTTAATGCACTTCAATCCCCGAGATTATCAGCGGGCGCTTCGAGACTTCGCGCTCGACGTGCCTCGCTGCCAGTGGTGGGCAGGAACCGGCGTCGGTAAAACGGCGTCGGCTCTCGAACTCGTGTCCACGTTACTGCTTCTCGGGGAAGCGCGGCATGTTCTCGTCGTCTCGACCAAGCGCATCGCGCGCATGGTGTGGGATCGAGAAATCACCAAGTGGAGCAACTTCAAGCATATCGACATTTCCGTGGCCGTTGGCACGCCGGCCGAGCGCATCGCGGCGATCAAGCGGCGCGCGACGATCACGACCATCAACTACGACAACCTGCAATGGCTCGTGGATACGGTCGGCGAACACTGGTATTGGGACATGGTGATCGCTGACGAGAGCACGCGCCTCAAGGGCCTGCGCATCGACATGCGGCGCTCGTCCACGGGCAAGGTGTTTGCGCGGCGCTCGGGCGGCGGCAAGCGGGCGTTTGATCTCGCCACGGTATCGCACAAGCGCGTGGGGCGGTGGGTGAACATGACTGGCACACCGCTGCCGAACGGGCTCGTCGATCTATGGGGCCAGGCGTGGTATGTCGATGCTGGCGCACGCCTCGGCCGATCGTTCACGGCGTTCAAGGAGCGTTGGTTTCAGCAAGTGCGCGTTGGCTCAGACCCGTGGGACTTCCGACTTGAGCCGCTGCACTTTGCCGAGCAACAGATCAAAGAAGCCATCCGCGACGTGACGATCACAATCGACGCGAAGGATTACTTCGATCTGCCCCCGATGGTCACGAACGTCGTGTCGGTCAAACTACCGTCGCAGGCATACAACCAGTACCGGCAAATGGAGAAGGAGTTTTTTGCCGAGATCAACGGGCACGAGATCGAGGCTGTGTCGTCTGGCTCCAAGTCGATGAAGTGCCGGCAGATCGCCAGCGGTGCCGCGTACACGGATGACGCCGGCAATTGGATTGAAGTTCACGACGCAAAGCTCGATGCCGTTGAGGACATAGTGAACGAACTGAACGGCACCAGCGTTCTCATCGCGTACTACTTCAAGAGCGACCTCGCCCGCCTGCAAAAGCGATTCCCGAAGGGCCGTTACTTCGACGACAACCCCCGCACTCTGGACGACTTTATCAATCGTCGGTTTACCACGCTGTTCATCCACCCGCAGAGCGGCGGTCACGGGATTGACGGCATGCAGACCGTGTGCAACAACATCGTCTTGTTCTCGCAGACATGGGATTTGGAATCCCTTGAACAAGTGATTGAGCGAATCGGCCCAACCCGTCAGGCTCAGTCTGGAATGAATCGCCCTTGCTATGTCCATCACATCATCGCCGAAGGCACGATTGAGGAAGACATGCAAGAACGGTGCGAGTCAAAGGCCAGCGTGCAAGACGCTGTTAAATCCGCAATGAAGAAACGAGGTTAAAGTGAAGCGCATCTATATCAGCGGGGCCATGTCGGGCGTCCCCGAGCACAACTTCCCGGCGTTCAACGCCGAAGCCGCGCGCCTGCGCGCTCTCGGTTACGAGGTCGTGAACCCTGCCGAAGTCAATCCCGACGTGACACTCAGTTGGCACGAGTGCCTTCGGCAAGACATCAAGTTGCTCTGCGACTGCGACACGCTCGCGCTGCTTCCCGGGTGGGAGCACTCGCAAGGGGCTCATCTTGAACTGCACATCGCGCACAGGCTTGGCATGACGATCACGGCGACTGAAAGGATCACGCAATGAACACCGACGACCCCCTGGTCAATCCAGATGCGCTGTCGCTCACTTTCGGCTTTGAGCCAATCAAAGGCATCGGCGACATCAACAGTGATGAGCGTGGCAGCGGGGCTCGCTACAACGCTGGCAAGGTGCCGCTTGAACTGATCCCTGCGAAGATCATAAGCGACGTGTATTTGATATCTAGCAAGCACGATCCTGTCGCTCGCCCCGCTTATGTAGATGCGCTTGACTGCCTCGGTTTATTTCAGATGCGCAGTCTAGATGAGCCCGCTGCTCTGGCAGCATCGCTTTACTACACTGGTCCGCTGCACGAGGTCTTTGCCGAAGCCGCTGCAGTGTTTGACTACGGCCGCAAGAAATATTCGGCATGGAACTGGTCGAAAGGAATGCCGTGGTCAGTTCCCATCGGTTGCGCTATGCGCCACATCGTTTTCGGTCCACTGGCCGGCGAAGTATATGACGAGGAAAGCGGCCTACCGCATCGAGGTCACTTCGCCTGCAACATCATCATGTTGATGCACTACGTTCATTTCTATCCAGAGGGTGACGATCGCCCTCGGCTGCCGGAGAAAGCATGATGATCTCCTTCACACTCGGCATTCTGATTGGATGCACCTTGGGCGTCGCCATCATCTGCTTGATGGCGTTTGCGTCAAGCAGCGAAGCCAAGATGCGTTGCCCCGCGTGCGGGACCATGTGCAAGCTCGACGAACTGTTTGAAGGCATGGAGCGCAAAGCTGTAGCGTGCGACAACTGCATCGACAAGCAACCGAAATGACAGCGCATCGCTTTTGGGGTGTCACCACCCTGCGCATCCTAGACGCGCTTGAGCATATCGGCCCGATGACCAGGGGCGAAATGTGCGCGCATTTGCGCCTCACGCGCGAGAAGTGCGCAGCGATCTTCACGCGACTGGCTCGCCCTCAACTGCGCCCACTTGGCCCCAAGCGAGTTCACATTTCCGCGTGGGTCTACGACGGCGACGATGGCGAGCGCCGCTATCCGCGAGCGGTCTATGCGATCGGCGACGGCAAGGACAAACCGAAGCCTCGATCCGACACCAAGGCCAACCGTAAGCGTTACAGGGTCAACAAGAAGGGGCGCAGCCTTAGCGCCGTGTTTGAGGTCAACCGCGGTGTTTCTCACTGAATCTGATCGGTTTAAGTTAAGCTGCCCAGCGCGGCGCAAAGGAAAGACATGGGCATTGACGCCTGCATTTACGTGAAGATGTGCGACGGCGTGACCGAGCCGCGCCTAGAACAGCCGCTGCTCGTGCCGATGATGATTCCTGCGCCGACCTGGGTGCTGCGCCAGCCGTGGGAACCGCCGTACATCGTGACCTACGGTACCGCGCAGTAAGAAGCCGAACGTTAGCCGGCTGGTGCCGGAGCGAAAGGAGATTGGCATGGGACTGGCAAGCAAACTGATGCGCGGCGTTTCTGGGCAGGCTGGCTTTGTGGCGCTGTACGCGAAAATTTGCACTGACATGGAGCGCGACCAAGAAGCATGGGTTACTGCGCTGCGGGCGGCCGGCGTGAGAGCCGCGCACCCTGACGATGGATGGGTGAACCGCAAAGACAACTACGTACAGTTCGTCTACCCGCAGTTCAACGACGGCGCCAAGGCCGGCGACTTGGTGGCGCTTGGCTGGCCGCAGTGGCGCAGCGCCAAACCGCAGCACCGCATCGTGCGGCTGGTGGAGTTTCATCGCAGCACGTTCGGCGCAGGGTCGTGGCAGTTTGAGCCGGCTAACGCCAGCTTAAACGGCGGCGAATCGCTGTCATTGCCTGTCAATCATTGCCACGTCGCAGCGGTGGCGCTCAATCTCGCCGAACTCCCGATGGTGGACGATGCAGCGCATGTCGCGGCCGGCGCGGTAGCCGTAGGCGGTCGCGTAGGCGTCCTTGGCAGCTAGGGTGCGGAAGGACTCGCACGTCACGCCAGGAAGCTCCTTGACGCGCTCGTGGTGGACGTGGCCTAGATACCAGTACCGGAACTTGGTCTGTCCCCACGCCTCGGCCTGATCGGTCGCCATGACTCCGAGAAGACTGTCACCTTTGGCCTTGTCGCCGTGCGTGGCGCCGATGAGCACTTTGCCGAAGCGGTAGAACCAGAATGGGGCGGGGCTCAGATCGACCGTCACCCGCGGGTCGCTGTCGAAGTAGGCTGCGATCGTGAACGCGATCGACCACACGGCATGCGGGTCGTGGTTGCCGCTGACAAAGCGCACGATCACTTTCTTGTGCTTTTGCAGACAGCGCAGGACCGCGTGCCGGTATGCCTTGATGCAGACATGCAGCACCTTCACGAATCGGCCATCGGCATCAAGTTGATGCTTGCTGGCCGGTGTCTGATTGCTTTGATCGTCCATGTGGAGCACGTCGCCGAGCGGCAGCAGGATTGCCGTCTCGGCAGCCGGCGCAGACGCCACAAGGCGATCAACGGCGGCCTGCGTGATCCGCTCGGCGATGTCGAGATCGAAGTCCTCGCCCGTCTCCTGGCCCCATGCGTACATCCCGAAGTGCGGATCGCCGAAGGGATAGACGGCCAGCAGATCAGCGCTCGTGTGCTCGGGCGCAGGGGTTACAGGCGCCATGCCTCGCACTTCACTGGCAATCGCCGTGGTGGCTTCCCTGATGAGTTCTTGATAGCGCTCGTGATCGAGTTTCGACTTGACCCACTGGCCTCGCGGCTTACCATCCTTGTCGTAGTACGTGGACACACCTTTGACCACGTAGGGCTCGGGCACGACCTTGGTCATGTCGTGCTCGGGTGAGTAACCGGCCAAGGCAGCGTTCTTCTTAACGCGAGCAAGTGAAATGCTTATGCTTCCCCTAGAAAGTCCAAGAGCGTTCTCGGCGCGGCGTACACCGCGGTGCGCGTTTACCGCGTCGATTAACTCTATCTGCCTCTCGCTGGCAAACTCTTTGAGTCTTTCGTCAATCTTCCAGATTCTAGCTGGCATTACAGACTTTCCGTATAAATTGGGCCTTCACTTCGGGAGTCGATCTTGCATGCGACTTCAATGGCAGTCTTAGCATCGGCGCCCATCTCAAACGCAGCCAAGGCGGCCATCGCGCCTGAACCAATCGCGTGACGGTCAATGCCTGCTGCAAAAGGTTTGAGTCGGTAATCCCAAAGCCAGATACCGCGCTCGTTCAACTCGATTGCGCAGAAGGACTCGTCAACAATCTTCGGGCGACGCTTTTTGCCGGCTTTAATCCAGTTGATGAACGCCTCAATGTCAATGCAGTCTCCAGAAGCGCCGTAGAGCACACCGTCAATCTTCTCGATCTTGCGCGTAGCCCATTTGATGCCTGCATCTTCATCCGTAGTCCGCGAGTCGGAGAACATTGCGCGTTCTTTGAACGAGGCGACGATCGTTGTCATTGGCGTGTCTCCGAATCGAATATCTTTCGCTCGGCTGCGCGCCGCAGGACAAGCCCGCGGAGTTTTACGCCGCCTGCGAACACCCACTTGTCAAACTCTGGCGAAGCCCCGAGCCAATCTTGCGCGTTGATTCGACGACGCAGTGTGCTTGACCTATAGCGCGGGGCGCCAAGGTTAAACACGAACGACGTTATCGCGGCCAGCCGGCGCGGGTAGAGCACGAGCACAGGGCTCAAGTTGAGCGCGTCGGCCATGTATCGCGGCGTCTCACGCGCCAAGATCGCGTCAGCCATTGCGCGCGTGATCGGCGGCACATTCATGTTCGGCACGACGATGCCCCACCCCTGCGTCGGATAACCGGCCGGGCAGAGGTAGGGGGCGATCATCCCGTTCGGGAGTACGTGATGGCACCCCTCGGACGGTTTGATAAGCGACTCGATAGCGAGATCACGAGCTTCGTTGAGCATTTACCCGCTCCCACACGCGGCCGATAAACCAAAAACCTAAGATCATCGAAAAGATAGCCCAATCCTGGTCGGTCCAAGTCGTGATGAACACGTCGCGCCAGTTGCCAGACTGGTCGTAAGCCACAAGCATCAATGCAATCTTGTGCAGACTGTAGAGAGCCATGAACCAGTAGGTGATGACCGGACGCACAAGCGCACTGATGCCGGCAACAAGTCTACCACCCGCTTTTGCCATCTCGGCTTGACCCTTGAGCGCTTCGCCGATCGCGTCGAGCGTTGCGACGCCGACCACGGCCTCGGTCTGACGCATGCCGAACTCAAGCCGCTTCTCGGCAATCTGCATCTCAAGCCCGGCCATCCGGTACTCGTGTTCACGCTCGCTTTTGCGATCCCACAGTTTCATTACCTCGGGAGCGATGCGCAGCAGTCCGCCGAAGATTCCACCCAACAGAGATTCAACAGCCATGACGACTCCTTATACAGAAATGATTTCTACCGGCAGCGTTGGCGCCGGGCCTTCGATAACGCCATCACGCACAAAAACTCGCTCGCCAATAATGGCTTCGCCTCGTGCTTGCACCACACCACCACCGGGTAGTTCGACTAGGGCGGTGCCATCGTCAAATGCGATCACGTCGCCAACCTGCAAAGGCGGCTCGGGGATCAGCGACTTGAAGACCTTAAAGAGATTCATAGTTGCGTCTCCACTTCGAGGGTCTGCCACGCCTCGGGGCTCGTGGCTTCGACATTGGTCCCACGCACGATGCCGATCATTTCGTCGGCGCCATCGGTGTATCGGACAAATTTGCCCGGAAGGATAACGCCCGTTTCCTGCAAAATCGGCAAACGCAATCCGAGCAGCGCCTTGCGGCCGGTGTCGCCGAGCACCGAGATGCCCCGCTGGCGCGCGGCGTTGACCTCGGTGATGAGCGGGTCAGTGACCATCGGCGCCACGAGATCGCCGGCAGTGCCGGTGCGAGTCACCTGGCCGAGAATGCCTTGCGATTGGCCCGACACGAAAACCCGGTTGTAGGCGGGCTTGTCAATCCATTCGGTGCTCTCGCGCACCGTCACAGCGCTCGGCAATTCGTAGTCGGGCGTCACCGTCGCCCATTCCCACGGGGCGATCGGGTATTGCAGCAACACGCGCATTTGCTGCAACGTCGGATGCGGTTGCAGATATGCCCCGGCAGCCGACGCAATAGCAGTCAACCCGTCAATGTAGCTTCCCTGCGCGGCGAATGCGCCGGCCGGCACGAGCCAATCGTCCAATTGCCAGTCGATCGTCCAGCCAAGCGGCACGTTGTTGAGCGTGAGCACGTCGTCCATCAACTGCTGCGCCGTGCGCTGGCTGGCGTTCGTGAAGGTCTGCGTCGGCGCGTAGGGCGCGGCCAAGACTGCGTTCTTGCCGCGACCCGAGATGCGGATCGTGTCGCTGTTGAAGGCGCGCTCGCGTCCGATGCTCTCGACGATCACTCGATACGACGTGCCGTTGATGCTCGCGTCGAGTTCGATCGGCGTGCCGGCTGACGGCATAACTGCGTCGAGCGCTGTCGCCGGAAGGCTCGCGCTGAATCCCCACGTCCACGAGTCGGCGTCGATCGACAACGACAAGGCGAACGTGGGGATCAGGAAGTTGTCGCTCACGCGACGCAGCAGAATGTTGTTGATGACCATGTAAACACTCCGTACCGGCACGACGATCGTCTCGGTGGGTCCACCGCCCCCGCCGTCGTGCCGCTCGCAAATAAAGATCAGATGCCCGTCAGTGGCCGCCAATCCGTCAAACAACAGATTGGTATCCGGCAGATAGCAGGGCTCGGGGCCGGGCGGTTGCGGCGGCTGTGATTGCCCTGGCCGCGGACGCCACGCCTGCTGAAAAGTCGAGAGAAGCGGTTTGCGCAGAGTTGACGCAAGCCGAATATCGTGGTCGTGCTGCTTGCGCACACCGACCCCTTGGTCCCACTTTGCAACGATCTCTGGCCGCGCGCCGCGAAGCATGTCAGAAAACAGAGATGTGCGGTCGAATCGCACAGGCACGCCGTTCTGCCAAACACTGTCCGAAGACTGACGCCGGTCGCGGATCGCGTCTTGATGTAGCGTCCGTGTCTCCCACGTTTGAACGCGCGTAGCGTCCTCGAATCCGCTTTGGCTCGCACCCTTGACCGGTACACCTTCGCTGTACGCGCTTGCGCTTGACGAGTCTGCACCGAGCGCGCCCTGCCACCGGCTTTGCTTTCCGTCCAATCGCTTGACTGTGACATTGTGGCGAGCACCGCGATTGATCGACAGAGCGTTGGCCTTCTGCCATGACGACGAGCGCTGATTGACCAGGGGGCGTGAGACTGCGATGTCGTAATCGGCAGAAACCGCGACAGTCAGCGGCGGCAAGGGGATCGTTGCGACAATCTCAATCGGCTCAAATACGAGCACATTCGCGCTGACCGTGAGCGCGGGCAGCGTGATGTTTGCCGTTACCTCGACCTCGCGGCCGATCAGTGCCGCTACGGTCAGCGGCGGCAGGGTGATGTTGACCGCAATATCTGCGTCAGGCAGAGACTCGACCTCACCGAAAAGCAACTCGGCAGGGTTGCTTTTCGGTTGCTGTCGAAATAGCAGTTCGACAGGAGACGACGACACTGCTTACCCCAAGACGCAGCTTAGAAGCGAGAGTTTCCCTCCCGCCAAGACGCTTGTATCGGACAGGACGATAGGCTGGTTGCTTCCGGGGCCGCCTGCATCGGCGTCGATCACCCATGCACCAGAGCCATTCACGAAGCGCCCCCACACCGGGGTGCCCGAGCCCACTGCTGTAGCCTCACCTACGGCGGTTACGGTCAAGACGCCGCCAGCGACCGTGCCGCAGGGTTCCGTCAGAATCAATTCGACCAAGAGCGTACCCGGTGAAGGCGCTCCACCCGGCGTCGGTCGAGGCGTCGCGTAGATTTGCAGCTTGGCGCTCGATGTGCCGCTGTCTAGATAGTCTCGCGTTGCAGTAAGCCGCGCTTCGTTAAGAGCGGTTGAGATGTCAACAGCAGCCATTAAATGACCTCCGCTGTCAAGTTGTCGGCCACGACGGCGCGATAATTGTTCGTGTAGTCATAGGTCAAGACCGTGTAGCGCACACGCGGATCGAACCCAACGAACTCGTAATAGCCCGTCGCCGGATCGCTCCACACTTCGCTCACGCACACACCATCGACATCGCGGATTAGCCTGACGGCTCTTGCAACAGGAATCGGCGTCGCTGATTTAATCTTCACCGTCCCGTAAATCTTGCCTCGACCGCCGTAGTCGATGCGGTACATCAACGGCAGGACCGAGAAGCCACTGGCCGAGAACGCAGGCGAAGCGAACTGCGCGAAGCGGCCAGCGCCGTTCTGCAACCCCCTAGCCGGTAGTGCGAACTGCGAATCAAGCGGCGCTACAAGCGACGTGTTGCTCCAAGTTGCGTCGCCGCCCGAGTTGGTGCCGAAGGCTACGGACGGCGGCGTAAACGGCGCTGTGTAAAGCGCAATGCCTTTCTTGATGCGTATCCAGTTCAAATGACCGTTGATAAAACTGTTGTTAAGTAAATCTCGGCTGTTGCCGAACGTCCAACCAATACTTGAAGTCAGGTTTGCAGCGATTGTCGCCGAACCCTGACTTGTTCCCTGAATCCAGAGCGTAAATACGTTGCCAAGGCGCGTAAGCGCCCAATGCTGCCACTGGTTGTAAACGATGGTGCTTGTCGATGTGATGGTCGGAAAACCGCTGTTGGTAATCGCTACTAGATACCGCGTTTCACTGCCAGTGCTTCCCCCTGCATAAATTGCAATCGAGTTTGAACTAAAAGACGAAAAGTTTGAAACCAGTGCGGGGAACGTCGATGGTTTTGACAACAGATACGAGAAGCCTTCGATAGTGAAGTCACCTGAGTCCATCGACAGATGAGTAGCGTCGATCTGTGGAGCTTCGATATGCGCGCCGTTGGCGCAAAGCACAGAACCTCCACCGAACCGCGCTTGGGCAGACGACAGAACGGCACCCGATCGGCCCAATAGCGCGCCGTCTAGCGTGCTGCTGAAATACCGATACACGTTCGGCACGACTTACCTCCACGGACCAGTGATGTCCACGAACGCGACGCCGGTATTGTTATTAATGGCGCGGAAAGTGCGACCGGGGTAGGCCGTGACGCTGGTCAAATACTCTCGCGGGGCGAAGATGGCGTCACCAATGTTCTGAAAGCACCAATACAGACCCGGTAGAACGCCGCGATATGACAACATCGGAGAATCAATTACATACATCGGCGCGATGTAGACGCCGTTGTCTGCAGGGTTCGGAAATGTAACTGAACCAGCAGTGCTTACGCCTGAGAAGACTGTTGAAGCGCCTATGCTCATCGTTAGCGAACTTGTGCGAGCTTGCGAGGCTGATCCAAGGCCACTCGAAGATCGCGGCAAGAAAAGCCCAGGTACCGCGTTAATCGGCGAAATCTGCTGCAAGTCTCCTTGACCGTTTCCTGCCAAAGTTGTATTAGTGCGAGTGGTTTGAAAACCGTGAATCATGCAAGCAAACGGGTCGGGCGACTTAACCGAGTTAATGTCTCCGAAGAAACTCGTGTTGTATGCGGTGTTCGTGCCGTGCGAGATCGCAATAAGGAACGCGCGATCGTCACCGACGATGATCCACTGCCGAGTGGTTGCGTTTGCATCATTCGATTTAGTCCAAAACAACCCGCCCGACTGCTGAACCGCAGTCGGAAAAATGCCGGTGCCGGTGTTCACGTCGCTCATCGTCTCGTAGCCAACCACGCGAGTGTCACGCGCGTCAGTGTCATTTACGCGCAAGAAGCATCGCGTCCCTGCGACGTTCGGTGAGCGATAGACCGCGAGGTTCGTGCCCGTGAAAGGCTTGGCCCATCCGAGCGCAGCGGCCTTGTGCGTGATCGAGCCCGTCGCAGTCTGATTTGACACTCCGGTCACTGCGTATGTCCATTGGGTAGAAGTGACCGTCGTGACGATGAATTGTCCGTTGACCGTGCCACCACCCGTCACCGTGGCGCCCGACATTTCGCACACGCTGCCGATCTCGTAGGGGTGGCCGGCGCTGCGCGTGCATGTCACTACGTTGTTATTGACGACCAGGGAATCGACGCTGCCGCCGCCGAACCCGTTAATCAGGCAGGCGTCGAGCAAGGCGATCATCGAGCCGACCGTCCCCGACAGTTGTGGAGCGCCGGTCATTTGCGAATGAAGGAACTTTACAGAGGACATAGCGTAGCTCTCAGGTTACGGACGATCCACGTCGCCGCGGATCAGGATGGTGAAGGAGTCGTTGATTACCGTTTCCGGGCCTTGCAGGATCGTGCGGGCAACCCAAACTGGGTAGAACGCGCCGGCCGTGTTGAAGCGCAGCACGTTGCCGGTCGCCCATCCCAAGCCCCACCCTTGGAACGGGATCGTGAAGTAGGGCTCGTTGGTTGCGGGGTTCAGCGGTGCGCAGTTCGTTGACGTGTTCCCCTGGCCGATCACGCCGACGTGCTCGCCGATAATGTTGAAGTTCGTGTTGTTGATGAATTGCAGCGCCCACCGCTCGGTCAGCGCGCCGCGGTTAGTCACGACAATCGGATATTGGATGTCGTTGAACGTGCCCGTGGCCGGGCTACCCACGGGACTGTCGCTCCACACGTTGTTCCAAGTCTGCTGATCGAACAGTTCTGCGACCCGAGCCGAAAGGTCGCCAGCGACCAGGGCGCTTGACACGTAAGTGCCTGGCGCCGGATAGTCATGCGTCAGCGCGCGAGTGAAGGTCAGTTGACCGTTGATCTGCGCATCGCTCACAAGCACCATGTCCTCGATCCTGTGCTCGATGCGAACAGGTTGAGAGTAGCCAGTAACATCGTTGAACGTAACGGTGCCGAGGTCGAGGTTGGTCGTGAATCCAGTGTTGATAACCTGATTGTTGGCGCCAATCACGCGCACCCGAGACAAGCGCACCCGCCCACAGTTGATCGTCTGCCCGTTGCTCACGGTAACGGGACCGACCGTAGCGGTGTTGCCGACAACTACAAACGCACCTGGTCGGAAGATCGGTACGCGACCATCGCTCGGCAAGCGCACCGGGTCTAGGCCGAGAAGGGTCGCGTCCAGCGGCAGGTAGGCGTAGCCCACTGCGTTGTAGCGTAGCGTGTCAGCCTGCGCAAAGCGCGTCTGCACAAGCGTGACATTCGGTATTGCCAATTCGGTGATGTCAGCAACGCCATTTGCCGTAGCCATGCTTTCAGGCACGCGACGACCAAAGCGCAGTTGCACGACGCCCGACTCGTAGTCCACCACACCAAAGACGCCCCACGAGCCCGGCGTATTGGCATCGGGCGGTGCGCTGCCGGTGCTGATAAACCCGGCGTTGTTTGCTGTCGCGCTGAACAAAGCACCGCCGCCGTCCACCCAGTTTCCGGCAATCGAGAAACCGCCATTGAACAGCGGTGCAACTGCGGTGCGGAACGTGACGCCGGCAACGATCAAAGGCGTGCTTGACCCGCTCGATGACGGATCAGCGGTGCCTGCAATCTGAGTCGGCGTAGATGTCAGTCCCGATGTCCACGTGCTCAACAGCACGCCGGGAATACCACCGATGATCGCTTCGGAACCAACCGTGGTTCCGTTTCCGTCGGTTGGATCAGGATTGACAATCCAATCGCTGTCGCGTCGCACGTAGAGATTCGGGCCAATGAAGAACGACGACAGTTTTGGCGTGTAGCCCGGCGTGACGGTGAAACCGTTTGAATTGTTCGGAAGGAAAATCTCGTCCAGGGAGAATGCGCTAGTGCCGGCCGATGTCGAGCCATTTGCGTAACGAACAATAGCTGCGTTGGCGTTGACACCAGCCCACCACTGCCAAGGAGCATTCTCAATGGTGAACGACCCTGGACCGTTAATCAGATTGATGACGACATTGATTATCTGAGTTCCAGTTCGCTTCCAATCAAACGCAGCGATACTGCCGCCCCCTTGACCGCCTGACGGTTGCGCTCCAATCAGATAACTAGAATTAAAAGTAGCGATCTCAGCCTTGTATTCAGAAATAGATTTTCCTAGCGTGCAAGACCCATTGCTGTAGTTGATAGTGCCAACTACTAGATTGCTTGTCATGTTGCCGGTAATAAGGTTACCCGCGCCATCGTCGGTTATGCGAATGACAAAGTAACGATTCTCTATCGAACCGCTTATATCAAGGGGGTAACTGTAAAACGCATTTACCGCAAGTTCAACAGAGCGCGGTTCTACTGGCCCGGCAATGCCAAATGTCCAGTTAGCTCCGGCATCGTTAAAAGACAGAACATCGACTGACTGAGACGTGATGTTTTGAATCGCAACCGAAATACTTGTGTTCTTTGCAGGCAAGAGATTCGGCCGAAAGACAATCTGACCATTGGCGTAGTTGATCGACCCGCTCGCGTCGCCCGTCAGCGCGCCGTTCAAATCAGTGGCCGTCCGGTTCGCTCCATCATTCCACGTGAGCGTCAGTGTGCCTGGCTTGATCGCCTGTCCGAGCGTCACGACCTTGCCGAAGGCTCGTGGCAAAGAAGGGCCTGCCTGCTGAACCTCAGAAATCGCCTTGACGACCACGGACGACGAGTATGTGAAGATGACTTGTGAATCAACGTCGGGCAGTGCGCCTAGAGTGACGCTTAGGCCGCCAGTCGTGTAGTTCAGCGTGCCGGCGCCGAACGCTGCATCTGAACCGCGAAGGGTGCCACTGCCGTCGTCGGTCAACGTGTACCAGCGATTGAGCGCGCGATAGGAAACCTCAAGCGATCCGCGCGCAGGAACAGGATCGAGGGTGAGCGTATAGTTCAGGCGTTGGCTCTGCGCGTTAATTGGAATGCCCAAAGAATCAGTGACAACCACTGGCCGCCGAGCAGGCGTGTATACGACCGAATGAGTACCTGCACCTGAACCGAACACGTTGGTCTGTAGGCTGAGAATACCGTTCTCGTAATCAACGGTGCCGACCTGAGCGTTAGCGTTGTCGATCAGCACGCCGCCGCGGTCGGTGATCGTGATGCCGCCTCGGGTCACACTGAGGCTGCCCGGCAGAATGCCACCACCGACGAACATCGACTGCGACGTGGTGAACGTCATCGAGATCGTGCGGTTGTAGATATCACCGGCTTTGACCAGGGTCGCGCTTTGACGATTCATGCGCGCGTCGGCAATGGGAACCTCAAACCGGGTGCTTGGTACAAGCTGCGTAAAAATCGTCTCGGCCTTGATGGTAAAATCTCCAATCTCGGCCGGCTGTTCGAGTGGCACCACGCCGTAGTAGCGCGCTGCGTCTGCGACGATCGTGCCGTAGACCTTGGTCTTTCCGGTGTAAACCACCGTCGCATCGTTGCGTATGGCATCGAAGCCGGGGAAGTCCGAGCGCAGTGCGTCGGTGATTTCCAATGTGACTTGCAATCGCCGGAACTCGCCACCGGAATCGGCGAACGTGCGAACAATCGTACCCACGTCCGATACTCGAACATACTGCTCAACTTCATTGACAAGTCCTTCAAACGCACGCAAAACGAACGTGTCACCAACTACAGGCGGCGAAATTTCCTCGCGCTGCAGAATTGTCAGCGTCCGCATGCCGGTGATGTGGTTGCCGAACAGGTAGCCCGAGTAGATCGCTCCAACAGCAAGATACGACTCGATCCGATCTCGCGCTTCGGTGCGCCGATCAAAGACCTCGTTGGTCGTGAACAGGTTGACCGACACGTTAGGATCGTCAGGCGGGTCGGCGACGATGACATTGGCGCCGAAATACTGATCCGTGTCGCTGGTCTGCACCGATGCGAACAGTTTTCGCAGGTTGACTCGGCCGCCTGCGCGATCAACTTCCGAAATATCGGGGAAGATGCTGTTGCTGGTGCCGTCATTGATGACGGTGGAAGTCGGGGCGCCGCCGCCTTGATCCGAGTCCAGCATCACTTGCGACGCGACCAGTTTGATGTCGCCGCTCTCGATGGTCATCTTAAATCTCCATGAAACGAAGGGTGATCTTGTATGAGTCCGCGCCGTCCACGTCGCTGTAATGCACGATTGGCTCGGCCTCAATCGCCGCGCCGTCTTGGTGACGGAAGATCACTTGATATGACGCGCCCCGGAGTGTAAGGGTCATTTCCCGGCCCGCAACAGCGGCCCAACTTCGCAGCATGTCCAGGGTCGCCCGCGGCATCCACGCGCTCGTGTCGTCGAGCGGGCGCAAGGTGATCGGGCGGCCCTTCTGCCGTGTCGCAGTGCTCACGATCAGAGCGCCCGTGACTGTCCGTTGAACGCTCTGCTCGACCGGGTGCCAGTTGGCTTCGTCCTCCCAATAGAGGTCGGGATCGAGGGTGAGCGTCGTTCCACTATATGAAATGGTGATGCTCATGGTTTAGCCACCGCTGCGTTGTGCCGCCTGTTGAAGTTGGCGTAGGAGATTCTGTAAAGCCGTCGCATCCGACTGCGAGGCGACGTTGACGCTTGTGCGCTGCCCGTTGAGGTTGATGTCCACCCGGATCGACTGGCTGGCGCCTTGGCCCGGAAACACGCCCTGCTGCCCGCCCCCGGTAGCCTGATTGATCCTGTTGCGGATCGCCTGCGTAATCGCGTTGGAGAATGCCTGCGATAGCGTCGAGCCCTGGCCGCCGAATCGCAACTGGCCGGGGTTGTCAAAGAACGGGACATTGCCCTGCGAGTCGGTGAACTGATCTGCGACGCTCTGCGCCGTAGCGTCATCCAGGCCGGCGCTGCGCGCTTGATTGAACAGCGACAGGAACGTCTCGCCGGCAGCGCCGATCCGGTTGCCGGAGCGGTCGGTCGAAAAGCCATCGGCGTCAACATCACGACGGCGGCGCTCGGCGTCGGCCGCGCGGGTAGAGGCTTCGGCAACCCGGTCCAAGGCCGTTGCCTCGCGCTCGCGGTCGTTCACGAACCCGTTCGCGGTGTCACTGCTCGCGTTTGCCCGATCGCGCAATGCCTGAATCTCAAGGCGGATGCGCTCGATCTGCTGCTCAGTGGCCGCAGTCTCAAGGCGCTTGACTTCAAGCAGTTGAATGCGGATGTCGAGTTCCTGCTTCTTCTGCTTGTAGAGCGGATCAGACTGGTCAAGCGCCGCGCGCTCAATCTCAAGTTTCTGCTGCTCAAGACGCACTTCCTCGATCTGCACCTTGATCTTCGCCTCGATTATCTCGATCTCAAGCCGCTTCTGGCGAATGGTCAGTTCGATCACCGCTTGCTCGTCGCCGCGGCGCTTGGCATACTCGATGCTCGTCTGAATTTCTTGCTGCTCAAGCCTGAGTTTGGCTTCCTGCACACTCAGACCAGCGGACAACGCCTGTCTGCGACGCTCGATTGCAGCAGCCGAGTCGTTGACAGCATCGCGGTATAGCGCCTCGGCAATGGCGGCGCGCTCAGTCGCGGCGTTGACATCGGCCTTTGACGCAAGCCCTTCCTTCTCCAACTGAATGACGAGTTGAAGATTCTTGGCCGTCTGCAGGTAAGCGTCGCGCAATGTGTTCAGCGCGGCCGAGTTGTCGGCGTAGACCTTGACGGCCAGGGCTTTTTGCTCGGCATCCACGCGGCTCGCTTCGGCCGACTCGCGGGCTTTTTGAGCCTCGGCGGTCCTGACATCGATCGTGCGAGTGATGTCCTCGATCACCTTCTTTCGCGTGCCCGTAGAGTCGCCCAAACGCGCGGCTTCTTCAATCAGCGCGGCTCGGTACTCCTGCAGTTTTGCGATCTCGGCATCGCGTTTTGCCGACACGTTTGCGAGAGCAGCGGCTTCGGAATTGGCAGCCTGCGCAACGGCGTCCAGTGTAGCGGCTTCGTCTCCTGCGAGTTGCACGAGTTGCACGCGCGACTCGCCTTCAATCTTCTTCGCCGCAGCGACCTTCTCGCTGACGGTCACTTGATTCTCGTAACTCTCACTAACCTTGCCAAGTTCAACAAGCAACTTCTGCCAAGACACCGATGAAAGATCGACTTGTCCGCGTAAAGCCTCTGCACTGTTTTTTAGTCGTTCAATCTCGTTTGTGACTTCCTCGGCAGAAAGACTTGTTTGCTGCTGTGATGTCGAGAGCGCATTGAACGAGCCAGCGGCGTTCTGCGCGATCTGGCCGGTTTCCTTGGCAGCGTTGCCGATCTGCCCCTGTCCATCAATTGCTGCTTGGCTGCTTTGAGCGATCGACTGATTTGTTTTCAACAGCCGATCATTCAACTCGGTGTAAGCGGTGCTGATCTCTTTGCCGAACCGACGCACAGACTCAATCGGGTTCTTGAAGTCGAATGTGGCAATGAACCCGAGCGTCTTGCCAGCGGCGACGCCAAGAAACTCAAACGCAGTGGTAACGCCGCGAACAGCAATTGCAGCTTGTTCGATAGTGACCGTAAGAGCGCGGACAACACCGCTGTCCCCAATAAATTGTGCAGTCTCAGTGAGTGTGTTCTTGAGGCGGTTCCACGCCGCTTGAAAGCCCTGTACAGACTTTGTTCCGTCTCCATAAGTCTCGACCAGCGATTTGCGAAGCGCCGGCAGAAAGTCATCGGATAGTAATTGACCGGTTTCTACCAGACGGATCAATTCCGACGTGCTAAGGCCAAGCCCTCGCGCCGTTAGTTCAAGAGCGCCGGGCAACGAGTCGCCCAACTGCTGACGCAGTTCTTCGAGCGATACGACGCCCTTGCTCGCAGTTTGGGCCAGGGCGTCGAGGATCAAACCCGTCCGCTGCGATGACAGACCAAGCTGCCCCGAGGCATTTATAACGGCACGAAACAGGCTTTCTGTCGTTTCAAGCGGCACGTTGGCGCCGTTGAGCGCAGCCTGGAACTTGACGTAGGACTGGCTGATCGCCCCGATCGCAACGCCCGCGTTGTTCGATACTTCGCGCAGAATCTCGATCTGCCTGGCAGCCTGCTCGGTGCTACCAGTGACAAGCGCGAGCGAGCGGCGCAACGTCTCAATCTGGACGTTCGCCTCAACGAACCGGCTTGCGAGTTCAAATCCACCGTAGATCGCCGCTAGTTGACCGAATGCCTGCGACACAACTCGCGTCGCTGCACCAGTCTTTCCAATCTGTTCGGGCGTTTTCGCAAGTTCGTCGTTTAAATCACGAAAGCGCACTTGAGCATTGGCAAACGCTCGATCAAACTCTTGGGCGGTGACGTTCGTGTTGTTCTTGAGCGTGACCATCGAGCGGACAAGCTCGTTGATCTCAGCCTTGATGGCTTCTGCAGATCGAACGCCGGCTACACCAAAAGCGTCGTTGAGAGTTTTCTGCGCAGCCGCCGTGCGGCGTGCTTCATCTGCAACCTGCCGCTCCGCTACTTCGGCTTCGTTCAGCGCCTTCGTCCATAAATTAACGTAGTTGCGAGCCTCTTGCAGCTTGCGGTATTCAGCGGCCTTCTCAGCCGCGGCTTTCTGCTGCGCCCATTCGCGTTCCTCGCGTGCTGCTTCTTCAATGACGAGGTTGTATCCCTCGACGGCGAGTTTGGCTTGCCCGACTTCCTGGCGCAGCGACGTGAGCGATGCTTCGACTCGCCGCTGGGCTTCGGCCGACGTGGACGCTGACACGCCAAGCCGCTCAAGTTCGGCGCGCGACTCAGCCAGTTTGGAGTTCTGCCCGGCTAGGGTTCGCTCAAGACGCTGCGCAGCCGTCGATGCGCGGTTGTACGCATTCTCGGCTTTGGTCAGCGCGGATTCGTTCTCACGCAAATCGCCGTTGGCAGACTTGAGCGTTGCCTTCTGCTCGGCTAGGGTGTTTTCAAGTTCCGCAATGCTCCGCTGCAATTCGCGGTTCTTGGCGCGGTAGGAGTCAGTGTTGCGCTCGGCGCCTTGGTACTCCGCTCGCAGTAGGTTTAGCGCAGCTTCTTGCTCGCGCAGGCGGACAGCAGTAGTGTTGACGGCCTGCTGTGCAGCGACTTGGGCAGCGCGGAATCCCTCGACAACCGTGCGCTGCTCATTGAATGATGTCTGTAGTTGCTCGACATTGGTCCGCGCCTGAGCAAATGACGCGCTGGTCTTTGTAACCTGTTCCTCAATGGCGTTCAGCGCAGCGACCGCATCACCCTGCTCGGCAACGCGGTCCAGGGCTTGCCCAAGCCGCACAAATTCCGGCGTGGCTTCGCCACCTTCTTTCGACAGTTGATCGAGTTCAGAAGCGAGTTTCTTGACTTGCTCCGACCCGCTCGTGGTCGCTGCAATCCGAAGCTCGATGTCGCGCGAGTTTTCAGTCGCCATCGCTCATTCACCAAAATAAAAACGGGGCGTCAGGGTTTTAACCCCGACGCCCCGAGCCGGCCCCCGTCAACCGATGATTAGGCGTCGCGCAGATGCACGGTGAACGGCTCGTTGAAGCCGACCGGCGTCTTCATGCGGCCCGGCAGGGTGATCGACGCGAAGTCGTCGGCCAGGAAGTTGAACGCCGAGTCAGCGGCGATAACCGCCTCGAACACCGTCACGATCACCGGCTGGTTGTCGGCGAAGTTCTTGCCGTCTAGGCGGAACCGGGCGCGCAGTTGCGCGTCGGTGATGCCTCGCACTTCGGTGCCGGTGATCGCGCTGAACGCACCGCTCACGCGCACGAACTGGTCGTTGGCAATGGCGCCACCGGCCAGTTCCTTGACCCAACCGAGTTGCTTGTTCAGCAGGTAGTCCACGCCCTCGACGTAGTTCGGACCAGACGCCGTGATCGACGTGCTCGCAACGGTCTGCGACGCGCTCACGGTGTAAGTGCCCGTGCCGCCCGTGCCGGTGCCAAGCGCCGTGATCGTGGTGCCAGCGGTCACACCCGCGCCGGTGATCGTCTGACCAACATGCAGCGAGCCCGAGGACAAAGCCGAGACGGTCAGGGTCGTGCCGCTGATCGCGCCCGTCACGCTGGCCGCGTCGCCGGCCACGGTGATCGCGCCGGTCAGGTTTGCGCGCGACAGCGCCACCCACTTGTCCACCTTGACGCGGATGCGCTCGTTGGTCAGCGTGCCGGCAGTCTGGCTCAGAGCCGCGGTCGTGCCAAGCAGCGCAATCGCCAGCGACTCTTTGTTGACCTCGGACAGCGCGATGGTCAGGTCGGCCGGCTGCGGCACAGCCACCGACTCGATCACCTGGCCGTAGGTGTTGCGGCCGCGAGAAGTCTTTTCCTTGAGGTCAACGTTCGGTTTGATCTCAAACTGGTCGCACTCGTAAGGACCGCTGTAGTCCTCGAAGACGCCGTTGACGAAGCGCGCGATGTAGAGATCGCCAGCGCCCAGGAATGCGCGAGATGTCATAGTGGTTCTCCAAAAACAGGAATGAGTTTAAGGGTGACGCGAGTAAAACGCTGTCCGGTCCAATTTCGTTACGGCTCGGCTAGGTTCTCGACAAAGGTGATGCGAATGGCAATTGATCCCGACACAAACGCCGTGCCGTCCTCGCGCACGCCGATCTGACGACCAGCGTACTCAAGCTCGCTTGGGCGCACCGCGCCGTCGAATGAAGGGTCAACACCAAAGATCGCCTTCTTCAAGTCGGCAAGGATCAAGTGCGCCTTGTCGTTCGGGTTCATGGGATCACACTCGTCATGCCCCTCGATTTGATATGCCTGGCGCACTTTCGCCTCGGTGCCCTTGGTGGCCTGCACGTCATCCTCGCCTTCAACGATGACGATGCACGGCAGTTCTTCCGGCACCAAGTTGATCCGACCACGGAACACGCGCAGACCGATGTCGGTGTTGTATCCGTTGGCGATGGAGATCGTGCCGACTCGATCCGACACTTTCTGCGCGAGCATGCTGGCTTTGCTCATACGGTGAGCCTTTTATTGATTTCACGAACAACGTTGTCGCCGACCGTCTGCTCCAAGTCGCGCCGAACCATCGGCAGGATGACGGCGGCGGTTTTCCGAAACACCGACCATGCTTGAAGGCGGTACATTGCCTTCATTTTTCCTTTGCCTTTGCGGTCGGTATTTTCGCGCTGCATGACAAGAACACCTGGAGCCTTCTTCGTATCGCCAAAGAAGGCATACGGGATCACGACGCGGCGGCCCTTGATGAACTCGAAACTAATGCCTGCCTGCTTCTTGCCGACCGGGATTTCGCGGAAGGTTGAGCCCGTGCGCAGAATGAATGGAAGGCGCTTGTCTTTGCGGCGAGGGTTGCGCAGCATTTGCGCGGCGCGACGCCCGTCCTTGGTAATCCAGGTCGGGCCTTTGGCTAGACTGTTGTCGAAGCGCACCGGCACCGAAACCTGCCGCGGCGCGAACTGGCGAATGTTCGACGGCCGCAGTGCTGACTTCTTGCTGCCCGATCCGCCGCGGAACGCAACGATCTTCGCCTGCGGTTTGCGCTCGTCGTTGGCAGCAATGAACTGCATCCGTTCTTCAAGGTACGCGCGGGACCAGTTGATGCGCTTGGTCATGCGCGTCAGCGAGTCCTTGTACGCCCGCTCGCTGACGAGGTTGACGGCTCTCAGCGAGACGCGGTTGATGTCAGCAGCGTTGATTTGTCCGAGTCGCTGTGCTACGCGCCCCACGTCCAGGGTGTTGATGACGACTGCAAACGCCACGATCAGACCTTGCGCAGAACGTACCTGGCGAAATAGCCGTCGTCGTCAACTCGCGCATCGAGCACGTAGTTGTCGGCGCCAACGGCCAGCGTGTCGCCCTTTTGCGGCGCGTGCTTAGACGGTATGCGCGCAAGGTGGCGGATGTAGGCCACGTTGCCCTCGGCGTCGGTCATCTCGACATCCTGCTGGATGTTGACAATCGTTTCGAGGGTGCCACGCAAAAACGCATCCTCGCCCATGCGAGCGAGGATGCGTTCTGCGGCCCGACTCAGGATCGGGTTCACCACGGTTAGGTGTTGCGCAGCAGGCGCACGATGGCGTTCGGACGAGTGCAGATCGAGATCGGGTTGGACTGCGCTTCGATCTCGACGCCCTTGTTCATCCGCATCATTTCCTGCTTGGCGTAGTACGGCAGGCCGATGGTGTTGACCGTCTCCATGTAGTCGGCCGGCGCGTAGTTCGTCACGAACATATCCGGTACTCCCTGCGGGATCAGAAAAGCGTCATCGTCGCCGACGAAGTTCTGCCCCGAGACCTGGCCCCTGTACTCGTGCCAGGACACGCCGCAGAACTGGAAGCCGGGCGAGCCGCCTTCCTGCGAACGCTGGATGTCGCGCAGGAAGGCGCCATCGAGCCAGCGGTCGTAAGCCTTCTCGACTGCCGGATGACCGACTAGGGAGTCGAAGAAGTTCTTGCCGCACAGCGCGACGAAACCGCGGTGCATCACGCCACCAAGCGCATCCTCGGACTGACGCTGCGCTTGCACGATCAGGCTCTTGACCTTGGTCGAGTCGGTCCCGAGAAGCATTTGCCGGATCTGCTGCGTCACGTTGAACGTGCTGAACATATCCAGCAGCACCGCGCCGTCCGCGTCAAGCACTTGACCCTTGAGGGCGCCAATGCGCTGCCACTCAATCGTAACGTCTAGGTTGCGACGCAGCTTGCCGAGTTTGCGGTTCACAAGGTTCTGCACCGTCTCGGTTTCGTTCTCGGTGCCGAAAGCACGCAAGTTCTGCACTTCGTCGGCGATCACCGAGGTGCGCTGCGGCAGATGCACAGTGTTGATCGGGATCAGGCGAGCCTTGTCGTTGCGCTCAACGCGACCGGGAGCACCGCGAGCGGCAGCCGGGATCAGGGTCAGGGTCGTACCCTTCATCTCGATCGACAGACTGGTCGTGGTGATCCCTTCTTCGCTGAAAAGGCCGAGCGAGCCGATCAGCATCGGCTGATACGGCGACTCGTTGATCGCCCTGGTCATCGACTGCAGACTAAAGGCGTCGTTGGTGAAGATGTCGAGAGTAGGCATGTCCTTTACTCCTAGTCCTGTGTCGGTGATTAGCGAACGATGATGCCGAGGGCTTCAAGTTCCGGCTTGGCTGCGGCGTCGTAGCCGGTCAACTCAAGCTGCTGCACTTCGGCATAGCGCACGATGGCAACCGCTTTCTGATCGGACGTTGAATCGGGAACAGCCTCGTAGAGCACACCGACCGCAGTCTGAGTGCCGTCTGAGTTTGCGTTGTTGTACGCAGTGAATTTCCCGCTGGCAGTGATACGCCCAAGCACCGTGCCAGCGACCATCGCAGGAGCAGCGGCAGCGATTACAACTTGCTCGCGGCTAATTGAACCGTTACCTTCCGACAGCAGAAATTCCGCAGCGTATTTGCCTTCAAACCGAGTGGACATGACCTAATCTCCTAATTGCCTTTGAGTTTGCGACGCGCAGCCCAAACGTCGGTGACATTCAGCGCCGCAGGCTGCGTTATTGGTGCGGGCGAAGACGGGTTGCGTGCAGCAGTATCGGTGTGCGTGTTCTCGTCGCGCTCGGCCATCGCAGTCAGCAACGATTCGCGCACATCGTTGACAGACTTGCGCGCACGGATGAAACCATCGGCTTTGTCTGCCATCTTGGCGACGCAGCACAGCGAGCGAATCTCGCGCGCCGCATCAATGGACTTCTTTGCGTCCTCGATGCTGACAGCGTTCACCGCGAAGACTGGTGCGTAGTCGGAAAAGCCTGCGGCTTTGGCAAGCACTTCGATCTGCTCGGCGAGCGTGGCCGAAGGCTCTTGCACAGACTGCGACGCAGGCTCGGCCGGTACGAACGCAGCACGGATGTTCTCGGGCAGACGCTCAGTCTCGAACAGCGCGGTCATCCGCATCTCGGGCTCAACCTCATCGGCAAAACCGAGTTCGACCGCTTCATCCGCCGTCATCCACGTCTCGGCGTCAAGCAGTGCCTTGATCTCGTCTTCACTCTTGCCGGTGCGCGCCGTGTAAATGCCAACCAGCGATGCTGCGATCTTGTCGAGGGTATCGGCCCACTCGCGCATCTCGTCAGCATTTCCGATGGCAACACCCATCGGGTTGTGAACCATCATAAACGAGTTTTTCGGCATGACGATCTTCTTGCCGGCCATTGCGATGAACGAAGCTGCGCTCGCAGCCACACCCATGACGCGCACCGTGATGTCAGCCTTGCTTTGCCGCAGCACGTTGTAAATCGCCAGGCCGTCGAATACCGATCCGCCAGGCGAGTTGATGAGCACAGTGACCTTCTGCGCACTCACCTTGCGGAACTCGTTGATAAAGTCTTTGGCGGTGACGCCCCAAAACCCGATTTCATCAAAAATCGAGATTTCGGCCGAGTCATCGGCAAGCGCTTTGATAGTGAACCAAGTTTTCATAGCGTGGAATCTTATCGGATAGTGTTGCGGTTTAGTGTCCGGTCGAATTTCGTATGCAGTTATTCCCGCTGCTCTTTGTTTTCACGCTTCTTGATGATCTTGTCGCGCACAAGGACGTACACCTGCAGCAGCGTGTAAATCAGAGTTGCAAACATAAGAAGGTGCTGCAAGGTGATAAACGAGCCGAGCGCCGCAATCCATACGCCGATCAGTTTCAACCATGCAACCTTGTCGTCGTGAGTCATTGCTTCATCTTTCATATCGTGACCGCATTCTGCAATTATTGCCGCGAAAGGCGCGAGCGCCTGTACGTTCCGATTTCGTTAATGCAGCATGAACAGCAGCACATCATCGTCTTGATCGCGGCGCTTACGCTTCGCGTCCGGTCGCACCAACCGACCGCTGCTGTAGGGAACGATGTCAACTGGCGGCTCCACTGCCCGAATAGCGGAGAACCCCTGAACCGCAAGCAGACGTGGGCCGAAACCCACGCCTTGCACAGCGATAGCGCGCGAGTTCAACATCACTGCCTCGTGATAGTCACAGTGCCAGATTGCTCACTGATCGTCTGTGCAATGTCGGCAACCTGACGGCTCGTTTGTGCAACGTGCAGCGGGTTGTTGCTGTCCAGGCCGTGCATGAGCCAAAGCTCGCGCAACATTTTCGCTGCGCTGACGCCCGGCACGATCTCGTACTCCCAAACCTGTTCAGGCGTGAGCCCGAGCGTCGAGCCGCGAGTCAGATTTGGAAGGCCGATCAACTGCTCGTGATAGATCGCGTCAGGATCAATAGTCAGCTTGTAAACCAGTGCAGCCGCGTCGAAACTCTGGCCGTGCGTCACTGACACTGGCGAAACCGGCCAGCCTTGCGGTAGCAGCGGAATCTCTTGGATATGCGCGTGCGCCACGCTCGCAGGGGCTAGGGTGCGCGGCGTGTTGACGGCCGGTTGCGCGATCTCGTGGCTGTGCCCGAGGCTCGCTGCTGCGATCTGCTGAGCAGCGGTAAAACTCGGCAACTCGATCGTGTGCGCGTGCGTCAGGGTATCGGACACCAGCGACCGCCCGGTGTTTACCGCAGGAACAGCGATGGTGTGCGTGTGCGTGAGCGTGTTTGAGGCGACGACTTGTTGGCTGCTTGCGCTCGGGACCGACAGCGTTTGCACATGCGCGAGCGACGCAGTAGACAGTGCCCCCGATGCGCCGACACTCGATGCTGCTAGGGTGTGCGCGTGGCTTAGCGCATTCGGATCGACATTCCGACTTCCACTTGCCGTCGTCGCCGCGAAGACTTGCGCGTGCGCGAGCGCGTTCGGCGATAGCGATGTGCCCGCTATCGTTTGATTGAACTGCGCTGCCTCGTTTCCAGCCTGCACAACGACGGTCGTCGGCAAACCTACAAGCAGGTTTGCCCCCTGCAACGCAGAACCAAAGGCTTGTTGCCCTTGGACTGCGTTGGGGGTTCCCGTGTCGCGCGTTAGCTGCGCACTTGCGCCGCCAGCTTCGAGCATGGCGCTAGCCTACGCTGATCGTCGCGTAAAGCGGCACACCGCCAGGGAGCGAACCAGTAGGCACGAAGCGACGGCGAGTGCCGATCACGTCGAAGCCGAGACCCGCCGCCCATGCTGAGCCATTCCAGAACTCGAATGTGCCGTTGGTCGTGCTGCTGCTCGACTGCGTAAGCACGAGTGCGTTGGTATCCGCCCGTAAGATGTTGATGGTATGAGTCCCAAGAGTGCCGCCAAACGGCGTGCTCTGAACCCATGCGAAGGTTCCGTTACTTGTGTTGAAGTCGCCGAAGTTCCAGCGGTACTGCGACGGCAGGGGATCAGGGGTCTCGTAGACCAGTGCCATGTTCATCACGCGAGCGGGCACCATAATGTCTGTCAGCAATTGAAACTCGGCCATAAACTGCACTTCACTGACCGAGCCGAGGCCCGAGAGATCGCCGTTCGCCGGAACCAGTGTCCACGCGCCTGAGTTGTCATTGATTCCAGCGGTTCGGACGTAGACGCGGAAACCCGCGCAGACTTTGCCGAATGCGCTGCTACCCAAGTTGCCTGCGGCGTTTACGAGCACCCGATAAAAACGCTGCGCGGCTTGCCCGAGATTCATGCGCGGGAAGATGACGCGCTGAGCCGTCGTCGCCGCATAGTTCCAATCCGCTCCGAGCGGCAGAATGTAAAGGAAGTTGCTGACATTAGTGGTGCCAGCCAGCACATAGAACAGATACCCCGCTTCCGTCCAAACAAAGGGCGTCACCGTCGAAGCCGGTGCGTGTAGGAAGGGGAACGATCCTGCGCTTGCCGAGGCTTGGTCGGTCTGCGTTACAGCAATATTCCCGATTCCTTCAAACTGCCCGGAATCTGTCCGATACTGCGTCGTATAGATACGACCACTACTGGTTGCGACAACAATACGGTCAAAAGAGTCTGCTCCGTCAAATGCTGCCATTGTTGCCGTTGCAGTGAAAGTGTTTGTCCCACCGGGCGGCACTTCAAGCATGCTGTCAGCAACAAACGTCGTCGAGCCAGCCGTGATACCCGAGAGCGGTGCTCGACAGACTCGCGTAGCAGTGACGAAGTAGAGGCATGCAACACCGGCCCCAGGGCCGTGATTCGCTGTCCACACTCGGCCGTTGTTGTTCTGCGAGATGTTCCCGGTGACGGTCTGCGTACCCGTGACAGTCAAGTCGGTGCCAGCGGTCAAGGTTGCGGCACCTGCCGTCAGAGTAAGCGCTGCACGAATGTTGTAACGAAAAACACGCGCAGTCGTAGCCGCACCATCGAGCACATAAACGTCATGCTGCTGAAACGACGTGCGCGGAACGATTGCTAGACCGGCTGCTACGGTGTTAGTTACGGTTGCAGCATCGCGCAGCCAGTAGACCGCACGGATGTTGTCCACCGTAGTCGCAGCCGAAATTGTCGTGCCGCCAAGAATGAAGTTCTCAATACGCAGACCTTTGGCGACGAACAAGCCGCCATTGGTTGCGACCGAATTGGTCGTAGTGAGAACTGCGCGCAGTTCCTCGATCACATACGCGGTCGCGCTAGCGATCGTTCCAGCCGAGCCGGTCAGCGTGATCGAGCCGTTCGTGCCAACCGCACTGATCTCGTACCACGTTGTTATCGCCGCCGGATCAGTTGACCCAAAGCCGATTCTTGAGCCGACAGCAACGCGATCCGTCAACCAAGTCGTGCCGGTTCCCGTAACCGCAGTGCCGCTGACCGTGACAGTGCCCGCCGTGTGGAGATCACGAGCCATTCGCAGACCGCGAATTGTGTGGTTGTTCGCCGCTGCCATCGTCAGAGTCACGAAACCGTTGAACGTGGCGACGTTTGTGCTCGGCACATACGTGAACAACTGGATTCGGCGCGTCGAACTTGCAGTGGCACCGTCTGCAGCAAACACCCAGAACAAGTCCGGGGCGATCTGCATCGGGTGAACAGCAGTGGCCGGAATTGCGGCCGAAGTTTCGATTGGCCGGATAGTCACAGCCGGCCGCGGCCCGACAAACCGATCTTCCGGGTTTGCGCCAAGATTAAACTGCCCGAGCAAACTCCCGACGTTGATGTTGTCGGGGTTGTAGCTTGGCAAAGTCGTTACCGGCAGCGTGCCGTTAAACAGTTGCTCGATGGCTGCTTTCATGGCGCTCTCCTATGTCAGTCTTCCAGATGCGCCAACACTTTCGGCAGGATAGGAGCCGCGTAGAGCGCCGTGCCGCTCTCCCAAGTCAAACCGTCAAGCGTGAGGTCTGCTTGGGCCGTGAGCGTTGGCTCGGCAAGGCCAAGTCCAACAAGGCCGTCAGCAACAGCGTCATCCACGCTGTAAACCAGCTTGGGCGACATTTTCTGGCCTTGGTGCATGTAGACCGAATTCAGTTTGATCGTTTTCATTCTTGGTTCTCCGATCAGATTGCGGCGCCGACGCGACGGGTCGTCGAGCCAACGCTCACGGTGTTGCTGCCGTTTGCGACCAGGGCGGTCGAGGCGCAAGTCGTGACGATGTAGCGCGAGTTCACCGTGTCGCGGTAGCAGATGTGATCCGCGGTGCCGCTCGTCGAGATGATGATGTTGTTGACGGCCGGAAAGTTTGACTGTCGGCCGTCAGGCGAGCCCGCACCGAGCGTCGGCGCGCTCATGCTCGCCGTGGCGAGCGCACGAGTAGCCGCGTCGGCGTAGCTGGTCGGCTGACCGGCACACACAAGAACCTGATTCAGCAACGTGTCGAGCGTCAGGCCGCCGTCAATAAAGGCATCGGGAACAACTTTTGACATTTTTTCCTCGCTAGGTAAGGACTACTGCAAAGTGGTTTCGGTCTGAGTCACGTTGATGATGTTACCGTTGCGGTCCCGCGTGATCTCGGAGGTTGTCTTGCGGTCCGGCAGATTCACAGTGACTTCCGGGGCAGGGACTTCGTTGGTGATCTCGACGTTCGGCGCCGCCACGTTCACGACAGGCGCAGGCACGTCCACGTTGACGACCGATGCAGGCACGTCCACCTTGTTCTCGACCACGATCGGCGTCGGGCTCACGGCTGCAGGCTCGACCGTGGTGTTGACGGTGACGGGCGGCGGCTGGACGTGGTTGTCGATCTTGACGACCACGGGCTCGGGGCGAGGCTCGTTCGCACGGGCAGCCACGACGCTTTCGAGCTTGCCGACGCTTGCAATGAGCGTGTTGATCTCGTTGCGCGGATACTCGCCGGGAGCGATGTTGTCGCCATCGGCGCCGGGCTCACCGCCCTGACCAGGAGCGGGTTGCATCGCCTCGATGCCCAACTTTTTCTCCCGCTCCTGGTCCGCCTTGCGCTCCTTGTCCACAGTCTCAGGATCGTCGCCACGCTCGCCGATGACGCTACTGCGCGAACGGAAGCCAGCCTCAACCTCTGTCTGCTTGGCTTGCACGTCCTGCACCGGATGGATGTACGCCCACCCGTGCGGCGCCCACTTTACGTTCATCAAAGCGTCGGCATCCGAAGCTGCGATCTGACCGGACAAGATGCCCGCATTAACCCATGCGTCATTGACCTTCTGGCACCACATCGGAATGATGACTTGCCACTGCCGCTGCTCGCAGTAGCGACGGAACTCATTGATGATGACGCGCAGGGTGCGGTCGCTGATTTCCTTGATGTCCCCCGACATCAATTCGTATGGCAGACCTTGGCCTGCCGCGGTCGCCATGTTCTGCGTCCGCATGTACTCGTAATAGGTCGTGCCGGCCTCGGGAGGATTGGCGAACTTCACGTCCTCGCCGGCAAGCAACTGGTGCGACGTGCCAGGCTCAAGCCCGGCTATCGGGCCGTCCATGTCGGTCTTGATCGGTAGGCCAGTGAGCGGGTCCACGTCAGCGCCCGAGCCATTGCCAATCTGCGATGTGATGAACATCGTGAACAAGTTGGCAATTTTCTGACGCTCAAGCACAGCGTCGTCGAAGTCAGCAACGTTGCGCAGCTTGGTGATAATTGACGCAAAGTCGGGCACACCCCGCAACTGACCCGCTCGCTTGGGCTCGAACACGTGCATCACTTCGTCCGCAGGTACGCGCACGAGCCTATCAGTCGAGATCGACGCCGATCCAACATTGTCGCCGGGGTGCTCGCGGTAGAACCAGTACGCCACGCGCATGCCGACACGGTTTAACTCGACACCGCTGCGAATGCGATGCCCAATGGGCAGGAACGGCCACGTGTCTGCATCGAGCAGCGGGCAGTATTCGCTCTCAAGCAACTGAATCTGTAAAGGGACGATAAGCCCGGAGTTGCTGCGTCGATAGCGCAGGCGACCGAAAATCTCGCCGTCACGAATGAAGCAGCGCGTTGCGAGCGTCTGCTGGCCGAACTCGTTGAGAACGCCGTCAGCATCGCAGACCTTGCCCCAATCAGTGCGCAGCTTGGTATATCGCGCCTTCGCGCTCTCGCTGGCGATCTTGTCAAAACGCGGCGTGATACCTACGCCGATGAGGTTGGTCGTCCAACGTTGCTCGCCAGCCGCACCAGCCCAATCGTTGCGCACAACATCGCGCGTACGATTGCGTATCGTTTGTAGACCTATTAGCGCCTTGTTCGGGCCGCTGGTCGGAGGGTTCCAGCCCTTCATGCGGCGACCCATGCCGGCCGCGTCGTACTTGTTGACGAGCGTGCCTAGATTCTTGCTCGGCTTGGCGCGAGGCGCCGCCTTGGTTTTGGCGGCCACTGTTGGCTTGCGGCGAGCGGGCATTACTCGTACCCCCGCCCTGCGTAGTAGAGACGAGTCTGCCGAGCGCGTGTGGTGCCGCTCTGCGCGTCGATCTGACGCTGGATGTCGTCGCGCGCCTTGATGAGATCGTCAATCGAGCGGTAGGTGACGCTTTGCGATCCGATCGTGACTTGGCGCTCTCCGGATGCAATCGCGGCGTTCAATGCGTCGAGGTCTGCTTGCGAGACGGCCATAAAGGTTCCACCAATTCAGTGCGACCGAATTATGCAAGCGGAACACGCAAACACAGAGTCGGTTAAATTTCGCTGCGCACTTTCATTGAATTAGCGGCATATCATTTAGCCTATGAAAAATGAGCCAAAGACGAAGCGAGGGCGCAAGCCGATGATTGACGCCGAGGCGATGGCGCGCATCGGACTGACGCTTGACAAGATGACACTACGCAAGCTGCGAGTGCTCGGAGACGGCAACGTCTCAGCCGGCGTGCGCAAGGCCGCCGACGTGGCCTACGACGCTTACCAATCAGGAAAGATATGACGACCCGCGAGAGCGGCGCGTGCCCGTGCTCGTGCGCGACGCAGGCGCAGACTCAGGCGTAGGTCGCTCTGCCGCAGGCTGCGCGATGATCGTGTTGGCCTGCATCTCCCTGCGGTCCTCGCGCATGATCTTGTCGCTGTTCTCTGTGATGGTACGCGCCCACTCGGGCGCACTGTTCCAGTCGATCTTGTCAACGCCGAGACGCAGGCAGCCGGCTTCGCAGTAGGCAAGTAGGTCGAACGCCTCGTTGCGCTTGCGTATCTGCGACCAGGTGCCGTCAGAATTGCGGACCTCGGAATTCAATTCGTCGAGAAACGACGGCGGTAGCCACGCGGGGATGTGAACGTAACCGGGACCAGGGGTCGGGCGCTTCAAGCCGGCGGCAATGACATCTTTCAAGCGGTCGCTGTTCAGAAGATAAAGAGGGATGTCGCCTTTTTCCTTCGGGTTGCGGCCACCCACAAGCGACTCTTTGATGAACGGCGTGTTGCTCGCAAACTTCTTGCTGTCTTGACCCTTGATGAGCATCACGCGCATTCCGATGCCCTGCGCTCGAACGCGGCGATACCACGCATAGGCGCGTTCGGTCACACCGTCTTCACCGCCCGTATCAACCACGGTGAGCCTGATTCGCATCTCGACGTTCTCGTGCTTGGTCTTGTACGTCGAGCGCACCACGCGCTCTGTAATCAAGTCCCAATCCTCGGCGTAGCCTGTAGGGTCGATCGGCGCCGGGCCGCCAAGCCCTTCGCGCGCCGACTCGGTGATGGCGTAGCGATCAACGAGCCACTTCTCGCGGTGTGGCCCAATGGCGTGAACCTGCACGACGAAGCGCGAGCCCACGCCGCCCTGCACGTCAATGCTGGCGACGAGGAAGCGCGCGGCATCTGGTACAACGTAGCGGTCAAGACTCTTGTCACGCCGCGATGAGGGATCGCGCGCCGCGGCGGCAGCTTCGCGCAAATGGCGCGACAGGTACGGCATGCCCTGGTCAGTGTTGGTCGTCGTTTTTATCGCTTCCTCAGAGTTCGTGAGAACGTAGTCACGAAGCCCTTGCAGGTAGCGCAGGATGATTGAACGCCAAGACTGGTAAGCAGCGGCTGCACCGCCCATCCAGTAACCGGCAATCGTGCTCTGGTGCGCCTTGCCGACAACCTGTCCGCTTTTGGTGAGCGTCAAGCCATCTTGCAACCAGCGGCCGGCTTTGTTCAAATCGAACTTGGCGCGCGGCCCGATCTTTCCCTTGCAGTGCGGACACACGACGCGATTGTGTTCGACCGCGATTTCCTCAAGGTCAGCTTCGCGCACGATCTCCAACAGCGTGTCCTCTGCCGGCAGGCCGAACAACGATAGGCCAGGGGCGGCTTCAAAGTATTCGCTGCAGTCGGGGCACTGCCAGTAGAACCGGCGACGGTCACTGCGGTTGTAGATCGAGAGAATGCCAGGTGCTGGCGGCGCTTCGTGCAAAGTGCGCGGCTGCCAGTGGGGGTCGATCAGTTCCTTGCCGGGACTCGACTCGACAAGGCACATGCCGCGGCTCAAGTAGGTCTGCGTGCGCTTTAGCGCGAGCGAAAAAAGCGGACCCTCGCCGTCCACGTTTTCGGCGTTCTGCATTCGGTCGATGTCAGTGATCGCCACGTAACGGTAGGTCGAACCCGATACGTTCGACGCAGTAGGCCATGCGATGCGCAGCCACATGCCATGCCTGAACGTTTTATCGTGGATGTTGTCGTCTTGCGACCCGCCCATAAGTTCGTTCAAGCGCGGCGAGTTGCGAATCGCGCGGTCAATCTCAACCCGCGAAAACTCTCGGGCTTTCTCTTGACTCATTTGAATCATAAGCATGTCGCCAGGGTCGGATGAAACCCCGTGTGCCATCCAACCGAGCAACAAACCAGCGGTCTTGCCGGTGCGCGCCGGACCGATGAAGCACACCGCCTCGTGACGCCGCGAGGCGAGCATATTCATTGGCTCGATCATGTACGGCGTTTCTTCGGCATTCCACAAGCCCGGCACGCCGCCTGGTTGCTTGAAGCACAGCGTCTCGGCTGCCGACTGAGCGACCGTTACCTTGCGCGGCGGTTTGAAGGCTTCATGCGATTGAAGCACATCAACCAGTGCGCGGGATTCCTCACGTGTCGTTGGCTGTTGCGACATTGGTGCGGTATGCGAGTTCGAGGTCTTTCATCAACTGCCCCTTGCTGGCAGCGATGATGTCGCCGACCGCTTCCGCGGTCTCGGGCGAGATGCCGAGCGTCCGCTCAAGCACGTCGGGGATCGCGTCGAGGCTCTGGCTGATCGTGGCGAACGCACGCGCGCAGGCAGTTTGCACCGCGGCGCGCTGAACAACCCGCCCTTCCTCGAAGTCGGCTTTGATCGCCGCCTGTCGAGCCAAGTGATATTCCTTCTCGGCGCGTGCCTTCTCGTACTTGGAGTAGGCCGATTCGCCGCTTTCGTCCAGGCCGAACATGTCGTCAACCGAGTCGCGCGGCGCCCCGCCCTCTTTCAGAGAGCCGTCAGGGTTGCGCTTCTTGCGACCGGCGTTAGGTCGTGCGCCACCTAGACCGGGCACGCGGGGGTAGGGATTGTCCATCAATTGAGTATGTCGCAAATGCGCAAGCGGCGCAACGCTAGTCAATTCAAGGACTTGCGTAGGCCATTTCGCAGTCTAATCGTAGATTTCAGATTGCGAAATCCGAAAACAGGCGAAAAACGAGCCCATTCGCCCCA